GCCTGACTGCCAGCACCTCGAATTACATTGAGGCCGAGCCGACAACCGGGGCGGTGTCGTCCAACACGACGGGCTTCACGGCCGGTCGGACGCCGCTCTATACGGCTGTGACCGGCACATCAACGGTATCGAGTTACACCGATCACCGCCTGGCCGTGCCAGATCATCACGGGCGGCTGGCCAAGGCCATTTCCGACGCCAATGCCACACTGACATTCGCCGAGGTCCGCAATCAAATCCTCGAATTCACTGGCACGCTGACCGCACAGCGAAACATCGTGCTGCCACTCAAGCCGAGGCAATGGACAGTATTTAACGGCACAGCCGGCGGCTTCGGCCTGCAATTCATCGGGGCGACTGGCACCGGGGTTGTGGTCGCTGCCGGGAAGCGGGCCATCGTTTATTCGGATGGCACCAACATCGTTCGGGCTACCGCCGACATGTAAGTTTTACATCGCATCGCCCCACAGAAGGGCAGAAAGGAATAAAAATGCCGGGAAAGGTCATTGGATATCTCGAGCAGATCGGCAACGCGGTGCTCTTTTCCCTGGTCGGCATCAGCATCGGCCTCGGCCAGCTGCTCGCCTCCGGCGAAGTGCTTACCGCCCGGATCATTGTCGGCCGCGCCCTTTCGACAGGCGGCATTGCCATGGCGGCCGGCTCCGTGCTGGTCTGGGTTCCCGACGTGCCCATGCTTGGTCAGATCGGCGTCGCCGCTGCCCTGGCCAGCCTGGGAACATCCGGCCTGGAGCGACTGTTCCAGCGGCTGATCTCGGGGAGGGCAGGGTGATGAACGCCGTCCTGCTGTTGATCATCGTCGGCGTCATCATCGCCCTGATCGGCGCCCGCAATGTGGCCCATGAGCGGCATCGCCGCGACCGTTCGGAGGATTGCCAGTGACCATCGACCGCCAGCTTTCCCGGCATTTCACGCTGCACGAGGCGATTTTCAGTCAGGTGGCGACGCGCCGCCTGATCGGCAATGTACCCAGTCAAAAGCAGTTCGCCGCCATCCGCATTACGGCCGAGCGCCTGGAGCGGGTGCGCGAGATCCTCGGCTTTCCAGTCATCGTACAGTCGTGGTTTCGCTCGCCTGAGCTTAACCAGGCGGTAGGCGGGTCAGCGTTCAGCGCGCACCTGCAGGGCTGGGCAGTCGATTTCGTCTGCCCGGCCTATGGCACGACCGGCCAGGTGTTCGAGGCCATCCGCGAGTCGGGCATCGCCTTCGACCAGTTGATCGTCGAATGGCCTGATTCGCCTGGTGGCGGCTGGGTGCACATCTCCTTCGACGAGCGCCGGCGCGGCCAGTGCCTCAGCTTCGACGGCCTGCGCTACCGGAGCGTCGCTTGAACCCGCTCGCCCTCATCCCCGTCGAATACCGCTTCACGGCCCAGATCGTCGGCATCGTCGCCCTCGGCCTGGCCCTGATGTTCGGCTACTACCGCCTCACCGCCTATCACGAGGCCATCGGCTACCAGCACGCCGTCGATGTCTTCGCTGCCCAGTCGCACCGCGCCGAAGTGGCAGCCCGGGCGCAGGAAAAAACCATGAATGACCAGATCAGAAAGGCCGAAGATGATGCCGCCGAACGTGAAAAACGCCACAAGGTCGAGCTGGCTGTGGCTCAGTCTCGCTATGTCCGGATGCGCGACGACTATGCCGCCCTCCGTGCCAACCTGTCCGGCCTTTCCGCCGCCGCCTGCGCTGCGACAGCCGATGCCGCCCTCGACGTATTCGAGCAGTGCAGTGCAGAGCTTGGAGCGCTGGCACAAGCAGCTGATGGCCACGCCAGCGATGCCCAGACCCTGACCGACGCCTGGCCGAAATAATGGACAACTGCCTGACCTACGCGCTGAGAATGTGGCGATTCGGCAGGCCGTCCGATCACCTCGTTATTCGCCGTAGCCATTGGGGCGGATTTCCTCACTTCGCCGTGATATTCGAGTTGCAGAATGGCGACCTTGAGAAACGGGAATATATCCCGATCAAGCCGAGGCGTCGATTCATCCCGCCACTGTTCTTCAAGGGCGTCGAGAAGATCACCTATTACCGACTAGAGGAGATACAGGATGCCAGCAAAGATCATAAATCTTGAGCAGTGGAAAGCCAGCCACCCGCCTGCACTGATATTCTGGAATCACGGCCTAGCTTGTGCGCTGGCGTGGCAGAAGTTGTGGCTGAAAATCTTTCTACAAAAGTAAAAAACACTTACGAAAACACGCGGATTTTGGGGCGCTTTCGTATCTCCATTGATGCCTGTCTAGCCATCGTCGCTGCCACGCTCCTAGCGCGTAGCCTGTGAGCGTTTGAAGCTCGTCATTTGTCAGGAACATTGGATTCATTTTTCTTAGTACAGGTGTGCGCATCATTAGGCCGCAATCCAGACTTGCCGCATCGCTTGCAGGTAACGCCGAAGATAATCTCGAACGAATCCTCGAACGCATGGCGCGGAACAGATAGAGGGCGTGGCGTTGATCCTTTTCCGGTCATTCGTACCCCCCCTAGTTCTTGGCTAGTTTTTACAAGCTCATTTAACGCCTCTTCCCTTTTAATGCATTCGTTTAGCGCATCAAAAGCAATTTTCGAGTGGATGATTGAACCTGACCCATGAATATGCATTTCTATTGCTTCTGCGGCCAGTATCATTGCTTCTAGGTTTGAGTACATCATTCTTCTCCTAGTTCGCGGATTGCTGCGGCGCAGTCGTGAATCCATACCCCATCATCTGCGCAGATTCCATCGCCCGAAATAAGCCTCTCAACAGTTCCGGCACATCTCTCAATCGTCTTGCGTTCGATGATCTTTGCGAAGGCTTCAACAAGTTCAATGTGATAGGTCTGCGTCCAATAAAACTCGTGGAAGCCAGCCTCTTTCGCTGCGGATAGGATTTCATCTTGGGTCATGTCATTTCCTCAAACAAACGATGCAGCAATCAGCCCGCAAGCTGTCGCGGTCAAAAGGTTCATTGCCAGCGGAACAGGCTTTTTCATCCATGCCGCGAGAATTTCTGGCAGATGAAAGCCCAGTATTGAGCATCCAGTGATTAACATCCAAGGTGTATTCATGTCGTGTTTCCTTTGCTCAAATATGCAGCACATCGCTAAATAACCTGTGCTGAAATGGTTTCCGCTGCCAACTAAACCAGCCGCTGATTAGGTAGACGCCAAAACTGGTGTCTACAAAGCGTTATACCTCATTGCCCCACACCGTCCAGCCATCACGCTGGCGGCGTGCGAACATCTCAAGTCTTGGCCCGTTGCTTACCGTCTCTACCACATCCTGAAATTGCTCAGGCTTGGCGCTATGCTTCCCTCGCGGCCATTCCCACCACTGTGTATTTATTTTGGCTTTAGCGTCTGATTTTCCCCGGCGAAAGAACAATACAAACTCAACGTTGGGATAGTATGCGCCGCCCACGAAACCGCCCCTTGGCTTGCACCACACAAGTGTTGAAACGTACTTAAACCCCCAAGCCTTACCAACATCAAAGGTTCGTTCAAGAAATCCGCCCGTAGTCCAGATGTACAAATGCGAGTCTTTGCTTGCTACTTTTGAAACAGGTAAGGCGCATATTTCTTCAACGGACATTGTTGGGTAATCTAGGTTTCTTCTTTTTCTCTCCCCGTTCGCCCAATTCGCCCCACCGAAAGACCTGACGACATCCCATGGTGGGTCTGCAACAATCGTGCGGAATCCACCATGAGGTATAACAAGTCGGTCAAGCGGACATTCGTTACGCTGCGCTTCACTCATGCCGCTTACCTCGTGCGTTATCCGGCTCTTCCGGCATGTTCGCCACCTTGATTTTCCCAGCTTCTTCTTCGTCCCACAGCAGCCCGGTCAGGGCGTCAATCACCATGTTTGGCGGTGCGGAGCAAATGTTTGCCAGCGTCGAGCACAAGTAGCTCACCGTCCGGTATTCGCGTTGCTGCTCTTTTTCGGTCATTCAAGTTCTCCGTATCAACCGCGCCGGCTAACCCGGCGCTCGTTCGGACGGCCCTGACGGGCCGCCGCACAGCTCTGCGTTAGCCGTCACAGGCGCGTGTATCCGCTCTCGAATGCGCTGGCCGGTGAAAACGACTTGTAGCCGTCCTCATAGACAACGTAGTAGCCGCCAACTT